CTTCTCGCCTGTGCCTGTGCCAGTGGGGTGAATTTCCCAGTCGATAGCCGCGCCAGAATCAAGCACCAAGTGCTGTGCGTCTGCGTCGTCCCACAATGCGTCGATTGTGAGTGTGGCGTCTTTAAGGCTAGATAGGTATGACTTAACTGAGTCACCCATTACGGTGTCCTCAATAGTGTCTGCTGTCTCATCAATAGAGTACGAGCGAACCTCGCCAACTGCCGCTTCTGAACCACCACTAGCGGCAACCTTTACGACACCGCTTGAGCCTTTATGTGTAGCCATGAATTTTCTCCCTTACGCGTCGCCGCGTGTATATGAATAAAGAATCTGAACGGTGACAATAACGCCGCCAATAGGGTCTATTGTACCATCATCCACCTCGACGCTGATAACCTGCGTGTCTACCGCGTAACCGCCACGCGTCCTATCTTCATCAAGTTTTTCGTCGATAGCCTCTGCAATCTGGTTGCGGGCTGTGTCGATGTTCTTGTGCTTAACAAAGCAAACCAGCTCATAGTCAATCGTGCCGTGCCTACTCGTTGAACTGCCGCCCATGCTGGCATCTTCACGCGTCTCGTTTGCTGTGCGTACTAATATCGCTGGAAACTGTGCGTTCGATAGCTTGTTAAAATCAAAAGGCTCGCGTGTCACTTTTTTGACGTTAGGGGTCGAGATAGCAGTCAGTGCCGTCACAATATTGGCGGCGATGTTTTCTCTAACGCTCATATCTTAAGCCCCTTAAAATAAACGTCACGTATAGCGCGGCGATCTGACTTGTTAAGCCCAAAGAACTCACGCGTTCGGTTGTTCTGCGCCGCCTTCTTAGACTCCGCTCTGCTACTGAAAAATATCAAACCGTCTTGCCCTTGTAGCCCCGAGGTCATAGCCCCCCGCATACGCCCTGTAAAAATTAATCGAACCTTATCTACTGGTCTACCCTTGCTCGCGCGAAACCCTTTGTACGCGTCTGAGTAGGGGCGAAACGGTTGCTCTTTAACATCAAGGCCGAGGCTTGTGCGCTTGTTGATCCTGTTGACGCCTTCAGCCGCCGCTCTGCGCATTGCTCGCTTATGGTTCTTCGTAAACGTGCGGCCTAGCTTCTCCACCATCTTGCGGAGGTCACGGGGCTTTGTGTCTATGTTTATGGTAATCATCGGTCTAGGCGGTTAAGCGGAATGCTTTCCTTTTCCTTGTCAGTGACAGTGCCGTCGTCATCTGCGTCGTACTCAACACCATCCTGAAATACTGCGTCTAGCTCCTCACCATAACGCGCCTTGTAGAAGTCAATCATCTGCAAGAATCGGTCGTCGTCTACCCAATTAGTTAGCTGTGGCAATGCGTACTTCCACAATACGAGGTAAGACGTGGCGCGTGTCCACTGTGACTCTGTTAGATAGCTAGCATCCATTTCGCCAGCGATGCCCTTACGGTGCCACCAGCGATTGCGTATCTCACGCTCAACATCTGCCTGTGCTCGTGCGTGTTCGTCGGTGAACGCAGTAATGCCAAAGTCTAAGATGTCGGGGACTAATTCGGTTAGATTGCTGTCAGTGCTAAACGCCATGTAATCACCACTTAATTCTGGCGGACCAATAGACTGCATCTAATGGCGTCGCGTTACGTAGATTCTTTTCGTGTCGTGCGTACCAAGCCGCTCGCATAGCCTTGTCGCGTGCAGACTCCCCATCCTTGGGCGGGTAAGTCTTCGCGCCTTTAGCGCCAAACCTAACTAGCTTGATTGCACCTTTGTAGCGAGCCAGAACCGCATGAGACTTAGACGGGTGCCGTGGCGTACGCTTTGCCACGTTGTAATCTTCAAATCTCTCACCGCGATAATTGACTGCCATAAAATCCTCAGAGTAAAACGCCCCCGAAGGGGCGTGTACGTCTTAGAGTGTAGCGTCGAAGAACATCTCAACACCGTAGCTGTCATCAAGCTCACCAACACCGTATACGGCAGTAGCGTTAAGCTCGAATGCACGGTTAGATGCGTCGCGCTCTGTCTCAAGGTTGAAGTCACGCTTCATAGCAATGCACATTGACTCAGGTGCAAATACTGCGCCCTTTGCGTCGCCGTTACCGTCAACAGTAACGTTTGCTGACTGGTATACGTCGATGCCAGCGATAGAGCCTACAAAGCCGTTGCGCATTGCTTCGTTCTGTAGGTCGCCACCGTTGGGGTTGGCAAAGGTGTTAGTCAGGTTTGCTGACAACTGATACGCGTGGTAAGGGTGAACAACAGCCGATAGTGGGCCACGCACCTTAGCGTTGCGCAGAGTTGCCGCCGCCTTGAACAGGTCAGCAACAGTAATCTCCTGGGCCGCCGCGCCCAATGAAGCAGAGAAGCCATCAAACAAAGCAATGATGTCTGTATCAATCTTAGTAGCGATTGCGTTACCTAAGACAGTGCCAAGCTCCTGTGCGGGGTTGCCAGCGCCCATCGCCGCCATGTCAGTGAGCAATACCTGCGCACCAACCTCGCCAACAGATACAGTGACACCAGAAGTGCTGACAGTAGTTGAAGACATATCAGTGCCTTCAGTAAGGTCAGCCGCCGCGATTGCAGGGTACTTTGGTACTTGAATAGTAGTACCAGCAACATTGCCGATGTCATAACGAGTAACCAGACCCAATAAAAGGCTCTGCTCAACGGCCTCAAAACGCGCGGCCATAATTATGTTTGCAAATAGATCGTCTAAAGTTGTACTAGTAGTTGCCGCCATGATTGAATCTCCTAAGTAAGCGGTTTATTTCTTAGCTAACCGCATGGCACGGTAAGCTTCTTTGCCACCGTTATCCCAGTTAGCCTCCATTTCTACCGCCGACATAGGTTTCGACGTGGAACCACCAACCGCCGCTTGCGAGCCAGCGCCACCAACTGACGCCTTTACGAAGTGCGGGTTTGTAGTCAAGAAATCATTGACAAGCTCATCAACGCTTACGGGGTCGCCGCTGTCGTTGTATCGTGGTGTACCGTTCGAGTCTACAACCTCTGCTGTGCCGTCTTCAGACAGCCGAACCGCACCACGTACTAACTGCACAACTTGCTCTGCCGATACTGCGTTGTTTCTACTCGCCGCCGATAGCAAAGCGCCATCGACTAACTGGCTTTCGAGACGTTGCTTGTACGTCTTAATTTCCTGATCTTTCTTTTCGACGGTCTGCTTCAGAATCGACTCGAACTCTCCGCGTTCCTTCTGCTTCTCAATTTCAGCTTCTTGCTGACGTTGTAAAAGCTGTCGGGCTTCGTCAAGGTCGATACCATCTAGTCGCTTGTCATATTGCCGTTTGGTACGGGCAACACGGTCGGCCACTATTCGGTCGAGTTCCTCTTGTGTGAACGTCTTACTTTCCTGAATTTCTGGTGTTTCCACTGCGGCTTCAGTTACCGCGTCTGCCATGATTTCATCGCTCATGTTACGAATCCTCTTTCGAGTGGGTTAATTATATCAAACTAGCGTGATTTGCGCTTTTTCTTGCGTTTGTCTTTCTTATGGTACGGCATAAATCCTCCTTTAGTCAGGAACAGGCACCCACCAATGGCGGCAGTTGTAGCCGCCTCTCACACGGAACGGATCGCCCGAGCGTTTGCCCTTCCACGAGTCGTCCCATATCTCATAAATTTCGTCTGTCGTGTATTCCTTTCCGACGTGCTTCTGACAGAAAGGCCGTGTCGTCTCAATAGTATCACCTTCGTATCGAAACTTAGTGATACCTGCCTCTGCCGCCGCCGCCTGCTGTATCGACGAGCTGAACTCAAAAAGCGAGTCATGTAACATGGTCTTTGAGTATCGTTGCAGGTCAGCGTCTAACAGGTTGTTAAGCTCAGACAAGCTTGCAGAGAATGGCGTGCCCGACAGCGTGTTGTTGTACACCTGCTGATATAGCGCCTCTGCGAACTCGTCAGCCAGTGCCTCATGACCCGTAAAGCTAAACTGCTGAAGCTGTCCAATGACTGACTGCGGTACACGGAAGTCGGCGAACTGCTCCATGAACTCTTGCGTCAGTGCTACGGCGTCGGGGTACTCGCGAATAATGTCGTCAATGACCGTCAGGTATTCATCGCGCACAAGGCCGTCTATTTGCGCTCTGAGGGCGAGTGCGGCATCTAGGTCAAACAACACACCATCACGTAGAGGAAGGCCAGCAAGCGCGTCTGTGAGCCTTAAGCGCAATGACTGCATAGCACGCAAAAGACGACGCTCATGTGCAGAGGTCGCCCCTTCTAATGCGCGTGTGAGTTCCTCACTGTCCATCTTCTGGCGCTACTGTAAAGTCACCAAGTGCCTGCTGTCCTTGCTCAATCTCAGTGTGTGCCTGTGCAAGCATTTCATCATCGAGCAACAAGTCTGCAATCTGCTTATCGACAGCCTGTGCGAATGTAGTAGAGCGAACGCCTGACGCCTTAGCTTGTTGCAGGTAGCGCAACTCAGATTCGTAGTCACGGATATCAAAGCTGTCAGGGTAGCTGATCTCTACCTCGTGCAAGTCATGCCCTTGCCACGTACACCACAACTGCCACAACTGTTCTTCGGCAAGTTCTAAGATGTCAGCCTTTTCAGAGAGCTTGGCGTTAAGCATCTGAAACTCTGTTTGCATTGCCACACCTGACTGAGTGATAGCCTCTGTGCCACGTACTGCGCCCATGTGCGACATGCGGTTGATAGCGTCTATTTTGTCAGTAATCGAGGCACGGATAGCATCGAGGTTAGCGCCTGACGGTTGCATCTGGTACGGCTTGAGTGCGCCGTCCATATCGTCACTGATATTGATTACAGCGCCTGCGCCTGCGCTCGCATCGGTGTCGTAGGTCTTAACCAGTGTTGGGTGGTTAGAGATACGGATAAGTTGCTCAATCTCAGACAGCTCTTGATAAATAGCCTGTTGCATGTAGGCCACGTCGCTAATGTCACTGATGCCAATGCCACGTACCACTGATCGGTTAGACGGTAAGTGTACTGCGGGAATCTTGCCGATAGGGTTGTCGATAGTCTCGACCACCTGTGCCTCGTCACCGTGATAGCGAACAAGCTGTATCGTTTCCCGGGTCCAGATACGGAAATACGTCTCGGTCGTTGTACCGTCGATACGGTTTACTGACTCGCGCACCTTCATGTAGGTCAGCTCATGGCGACCGCTAGGCATTCGCTCGTACTTCCAGTCGTAGACATTCTCGGGCGTGATCAGCGTGACATAGGGGCGTATCTCTTGCGCCAGTTCCTCTGCCCGTGTGCCTGCTGTCGACTGTGGCTTGTCTAACATGATCCAGACGTGGCCGTACACACTAGACCATATCTGCGCCTCACGCATAAAGCTGTTGAAGCTCTGCCCGTCGAGGTTAGAGTCCTTTAAAAACGCATTAAGGTCGGCACTGCCTTCCATCTGCTGATAGTTACGCGTAGGCGGTACACGCCACAAAAACGAGCTGTAGACGTGAACGACGTTTCGGCAATGGTTGTCTAGTGGTGTCAGTGCCAGGCGTCGGCTGTAGGCGTTCTTGTCTTCGTTGAGGTAGCTGGTCAGATACGAGCCATCGCGATAGTCTTGCCCACCCATGTAACTACGCAGATAGAACTCCCATCGGTCTACGTTGTTTTCATAATCTGGGTGCTGGTACTCGATATCTTCGTAATACATTTACGTCCACCTCTGCGGGGATTGCGGCGCATTCGCCTTTCTAATTGGGAATAGATACTCCACCGCATAACCAAGTGCATCATTCATGTGGTCAAAGCCGTCTTTCTCAGGCTGGCTCGTTCCATCTTTGTGGGTGTGGCGTTCCAATGACTCGATCACCTTCTTGCACTTAGGGTCAACGTATAAACGTCGGACGCCATCGTTAGACAGTAGCCGACTATTTACCGCGTTAATCCTGTCCCTTACTGCCGCATGTGAGTTTCGGACGCGTACCTCGAAACCCGCGTTTTGCAATATGGACAAGTCTGTCCTTCCACCTGCGCTTGTCTTACGTTGACGAGACGCAGGGTCAGGGTATATCACTATTGTACCATTTCCGTAGCGTTCGCGAAGCTCTGCAACCATCTCATCGGTGTTGCTACCAAACATCACTATCTCATCGAAGACATGGAGCGTGTCGCCCTTGCGCGTCATTAGTACCGCACTCATCGGGTCGAGGTTAAAGTCCATGCCTACGTGTATGACATCGAGATTGTTGGTATGTCTTGCAACTGATTCTTCTCGCTTGAATCCGTAGTAGATGATTCCGCTGTAGTTGACGAATCTGGCTTCGTATTCTTGCTGGAAGGTTCGTTCGTCCAGGTCCGCTTTAGCTGACTCAATTTCTGCCGATGGGACATTTCCGCCTTCAATCGTGGTGTATTGATATGCACGCCACCCGTCATCGTGGTCTACTCCTTTGCCATATAAGTCATAAAAGTGATTACGCCCTTTAGGTGTCCCAATAAACAAAGCCGCGCCCTGTTGATGCCTGCCAGATAGCGAGGGGCGTATAACCTCAAACCATGCTTCTGGTCGCATATCGGCAAACTCATCTAGAACGACAAAATCAACGGCCCTGCCTCTTAGGTTATCGGGCTTTTCTGCCCCCTTGAGCGATATGTTTGAGCCGTTCTTTAGGCTAACAGTCAGCGCAGTCTCGTTAGTCTTTTCAATATACTGAAGCGGTATCTGTTGCGTCAGCATGTCCCACGCAATTTCCTTGGCCGCCTTGTAGGTAGGGGCGACATACCACACGTTCTGGTCAGGCTTACGCAATGCCCTGTGTAGTAGCTCTGCGGTGCTTAGGAATGTCTTGCCGAAACGCCTGCCAGCAACGACAACACGGAACCGCTCAGGCGATACGAAGATGTCAGATTGTGGACGCGTCAGTTCCATCTGCTAGCTTAATGATGATAGGCGGCAAGTCAGTGTGATCGCTTAGGTCTTCTTTGAGGTCAGGCAGGTACTTGTTGAGCAATCGGATGCGTTGCTCGTTTGCCGTCTTGTACTTGTTTAGCTCTTTGACAAAGTTGTCATTCTGCGAGGGGTCCAGCTTCTCAATTTGCTCAATGTTATCAATGATTTGCTTGACGGTATTTTTCTCTGCAAGAAATACCCGAAGCTCATCTTGATTGACTGCCCTAACTTTCTGCGCTCTAGTCTTCGCCATAGTCTAAAGGTGACGGTAAGCCTTCGGCCCAATAGAGGCCATGTGTTTGCCCGTCTCTTACTTCTCCGCGTTTGATGTCTTGGTCTGACATGGGGTATGTCTCCACTGCCCCGTCGTCAAATGCGACGAGGTAAGTGCCTTCATTCCTTGGCATACTGCCCTGTACTACGGGCCGCCAATCTATAGTTACCGTTTGCAACATATAGTGTTCCCCCGGGCATATTATACCAATATATGCGATTAGCGTGCGGACAATAAATAACGCCCATTTATTTGGGGTAAAAAAAAGCCCGCTAGGTGCGGGCAATGCGTCTCTACGCTGGAAATTTGTACCTGACTATTTCTAGTGGTGGCTCGTCGTTGTCCTTAAGTGCCACTATGCTGTAGTCAGATAATATCGCCATGTCCTCCTTGTGTCTGTTAGCCATAGCGTGTGCGGCTTTGACTGCGATGATCGTGTCCTCAATCTCGTCGCTGTCCATCTGTGCAAGCCGTTTCGTAAATCCCTCTAAAGTCAGGATGACCGTCTCTACCATTTGTTTGCCCCCATAAGTCTACAAATTCGCAGTAAATGTCCTGTTGCGCTACCGCATCGTCGTAATCACTGCGCCCTACTATCCCCAGAATGAACACCAATAAAATCATGCCCACTAGCACCACTGCCCATGCGTCCGTCGATAATTCCTTCATACAAACCCCTCACTTTTGGATTATTGCGTAGCTTCTCTAAGGCTACGGTTTCGATTTGCTTTACACGCTGACGTGATATGCCCATGACTGCGGCTACCTCTGTCAGTGTCATTTGCTCTGAAAACTTACTGCTCATTTGCCCCCCAGCAAAAAGGCCGCTTATGCGGCCCTGATTTCTGCTTTAGCTCCTTCGAGTGTTTTTACCTCGTAAACCCAGCCATGTATTGAAAAAACAAAGAGTCCGCTTTCTGAGTCTTGATAGATTTCGATGCCGTAGTAGGTTGTTTCCATGTCGTTGATTCCTCATATCAGTGACTATGGATACTAATCTACTAGCTACCTTTATCCCTTGCAAGCACTTTTTTATCTTTTTTTGATAATTATGTGTGGGTAGGTGTGCAATGCGACAATCGTGACATTTCAATCACCCGTAGTAGCGGGCAATCTCTGCGACGAATTGGTCTTCGTTAGGATGGCGTGAGAGGCGCTTGAGGTAGGTTTCCTCATTAACGCCTTTCT